CAATATATTGAGTATTCGAGGATTGAAGAATTTATTGGAAAAGAGATTGAGAAGGCAAAGGTTAAAGGTAGGAATGATGTCTGGTGTGTTAAGCTGTGGATGAAATTAAAAAAGTTTTTTAAGACTTGATTTCCTAATTGCATCGGTTATAATAAAAGCATGGTAGTAAAACTAGGAAGACCGTCGGACTTTACAGAGGAAATTGCTGAGAAGATATGTGAGATGATAGCTTCAGGAATAAGCCTTAGAAAAGTTTGCAAAAAAAATAAAATGCCACACATTGCTACTGTAATGCGATGGTTGCTTAAGAAGGAGAACAAAGGATTCCGCGAACAATACGAATTAGCCTGCAATACTAGAGCTGAATTAATGTTCGATGAATTGGAAGAGATAGCTGATACAAAAGATGATAAGGAAAGTCCAAATAGATCAAGACTCAGAGTTGATACAAGAAAATGGTATCTCTCAAAGGTTCTACCAAAGAAATTCGGAGACAAGCTTGATCTAACAACAAAAGATAAAGCACTACCATCACCAATTTATGGAGGGATTTCAAGACACGACGGCGACAAAGAAGATATTCCAGCTGAGGAAAAGAATTAGAGCTGTAGCTGGTGGTACTTCTGCTTCAAAAACAATCTCAATTCTCGTCTGGCTTATTGATTACTCTCAGAGCCACCACGACAAGATTGCAGATGTTGTCTCTGAGTCGTACCCGCATCTCGAGAAAGGTGCGATGCTTGATTTCGAGTCGATAATGAAAGCGCAGAATTATTGGGATGACAATCGGTGGAACAAAACGAAACACGTTTACACTTTTGAGACCGGGACAAAACTAAGTTTTATTTCGGTTGATACTTATGGAAAAGCTCATGGTCCGAGAAGAGATGTGCTTTTCATCAACGAGGTGAATAATCTCACTTACAAGATCGTCGATCAGCTCATCATTCGAACTCGTGAGACAATTTGGCTTGATTGGAATCCAACAACAGAGTTTTGGTTTTACTCCGACATGCTCAACCAAAGGCACGATATTGATTTTCTCACTCTAACTTATCTCGACAACGAAGCTCTCGATGCAAATACTATTTTCGAAATAGAAACTCACAAGAATAATAAGATGTGGTGGACGGTGTACGGGCTCGGACAACTCGGTGAACTTGAAGGAAAGATCTACAACGGTTGGAGTCTGATTGATTCCGTTCCTCACGAAGCAAGACTGGAACGGCGTGGCTTAGACTTTGGTTTCACAAATGATCCTTCTGTTTTGATGGACGTTTATCGCTATAATGGCGGGTTTATTCTCGACGAGGTAATGTATCAAAGAGGGATGAGCAATAAATCTATCGCTGACACAATCAAAGCTGATGATTTAGCTATTCAGCAAACAGCTTTAGTTGTGGCCGACAGCGCAGAGCCAAAGAGTATCGAGGAAATGCGACAATACGGGATCAGCATCATCGGGGCAGCCAAAGGTCAGGGGAGTGTGATGCAGGGGATTCAATACGTTCAAGGGCAGCGGATAAGCTTGACCAAAAGAAGTCTCAAAACAATCAAAGCGTACCGAAACTATATTTTCTTGGTGGACAAAAACGGTACTGTACTCAACGAGCCAGATGATACGATCCACGAGTGGAGTAATTCGATGGACGCTGTTCGATACGCTATCAATTCATTCAAGCCGAGTGCCGGAGAGGACAATTCCCAAGCGTGGGCTGACCAACCAACAGTTTGATCGATGACGAAAAACAACCGATTAAGAAAACAGAGGATGACATCTTCTTCGAGAAGCAGCAAGATGATTGGGCAGAGTTGGAGAGTGTGTGATAAAATAAATAAAATAACCCAATCTTATGCCAGACGAATTACCATACGCACTCGTAGTCCAAAAAAGAAACGAACGCTTTGTATTTGCTGGGTGTGTAGTCGGCATTGACAACGGAGCAGTCGGACTCACTAAAGCAAAACTAATCGTCTCAAGCAGATACCCGGCGGATGTGGTAGCCAACGGCATCGGGTTCAGCAAAATACATCCAGCGTATCTCTCAATCACAAAAGAAATACCACAAATTGACATCAGCGAAGCCAAGACAATCATATTCCCAGACAAGAAAACTCAGGAAATGATTGAGCACCACCCAGACACAGGCGAAGAATATTTTTATGAGAAGGAGGAGAAGAAGGTGGAAAAGAAAGTTGACAAAAAGTAGTTCAACATTTACCATTCCCTCAGCACGCTACACTCTAGCGTATGGCAGAAGATACTCTATACCCCGAAGCAAAACCCGCTGAGACATCAGCCATCAATCCTCTGGCGAAGGATTTTTTGAAAGTCTATCAAGATTACCAGAACACATACTCAGACAAACTTCAAGAGAAAAGAAATTTGGAAGATTTGGAAGATGGCATCGCAAACACTGACGACCCGAAAATATCTAACAAAAGAACAAATACCTCATTACCTCACAAGGTTCTCTACAACATCCTCAAGCAACTCGACATCCCAACTATCAAAATGAAATCAGGGAGTATGACTGAAGCGGAGCTCGCGATAACTCAGTCGCTTTTTGAAGACGGTCTTGAGAAGTGTGGCTGGCGTAAGGTGCTGACAGACCGCAAGAATGGAGCCTACAAAGAATACATGGGAACAGGAGACTCAATCATCGGGTTTGGAACATCACAAGACAAATTCCCCTTCTCTTTTTGGAACGTGGACTTCAACAGAACTGGCGTGAATACGGAGGCGAATCAAATGTTCAACCCTGGAAGCGAGAAGGAAGTTCGAAAGCTCACTACAATCAAAGAATATCAAAACTCTCAATTATTCTCGATGTTCCCAGAACTTGACGGCAAAGTTACCATCGGTGCGCTGCCGACGGTAGGAGCAGATGGTTCGGTAGATACTAACCAAACAGAGGAGCAAAAGGTCGTCACCAAGCTAAAAAGAACTCAGTACGCTTATGCTTATGATTTGGATTATCAGGCGGAAGACGGTGAGAGAGGGCTGTATCAAACATTCGCAGGAAAGAATCTATTCGTTCACAAAGAATTAAGCGGAAAGAATTACCCTTGGCGTGACCGCGACGGCAATCCAACCAAACCGTTCGGACACCTTGTTTGCTTCACTCGCAGCAAGGGATTTGTGAATTATGGAATCTTACAAATCGTTTACAAGCTCGGTGATATGCACAGGACTCTCACGAACATGGGGATTACTTACGCTCTTTCAAACTCAAACCCGGTTAGAATCGTAGCCACTTCTCAATCAGAGGGTGAGTTTGCCGGCAACTTCACCCGGGCGCAGCAACGAGGCAAGGATGGAAAGGTGCCAATTATGGTCAACAGGGACGGCAAAGAGTTCGGCGGTGTCTCGACGCTCCAAAGCAATCCGATTATCAATGAGCTCAATGCCACACTTGAACTGATGGAGAAAGATTTGGCGCAGATGGGATTCAACGTGAACGACACAGTTACTAGCGGAGCCAAGACTCTCGGTGCGTTGCAGCTCGAAGTGGCGGCATCGACAGCACTCATCATCTACATCCAAAAAGAAAACAGCGATGCGAAAGAGCGGTTACTTCAGATGTTCGTTGACTCTCTCCGTGAAAGCAAAAAGGACTACAGCGACATCACACTCTCGTCGAATATTCAGGTTCGAGATGCAGAAGGAAACTTGCAGGAACTAGGAGGAATGCCAGAGATTGACGAGACAGGGGAAATCGTCAAGGTAGGAAACAAGATAAAAGCAGCGAGACCGTGGACGTTGCAAGACCTCAAAGAAATGTTCATCAAGCACGAAGATATTGACATCGAGGTGAAAGGCGGAGTCCAAAACAATCCAGTGCTTGAAGATAACGTACTACAAAGTCTCATCAACTCATCCGATCCGACATCAAAAGCAGCGGCTATGTTCCGAGGAGCACGAGCGAGAAATCTGGGACACAATGTCAGAGATGAAGACTTCTCACCCGGTAGTGGAATGCCACAACAGGCAGCTCCGGCGGGCGCGGCGACTCCGCCCACCCCAGCAGATAACTTCGCACAGCAATTATGAAATCCCTAAAAAATATGTTCGAAACTATCCGTAAGCTGTATAAAAATCGCTTGCAAAGATTCTCGATGTGTGCCACAGTTTCAGAGGAAGCAGCACTCACTGAGGAAGAAATAATCCTCGGAAGTAAGCAAAAAGCGCAGGAATTAGGCATAAGGTTCAGACATTTTGAAAACGATGAGAGCTTTTTAGAAGATGCTTTGACTTTTGGCTTTATTCACCGCAAACTACTTGTGAAAGCAAACTACTCGTTTGAAGAGGTCGTCAAAATTGTCCGAGAGGCAATGGGTGAACGAAACAGATTCCTCCGAGAATGTTGGAATAGTACACCAGACTCAGTGAGACAAGCGGTACAGAAAATAGTAGAAACGGACGCTCCTTAAAGTAAAAAGCACGCTAGATAGTCGATGAAGGAAACTAAAGATTAGGCTTATGTGTCCATTTAGCGTGCGCACCTCTAAAATCATGATTTAGTTTCCCCCACCGGTTATCACCGGACTTTTAACATCTCATCATGACTCCACCTAACGAAGGTGCCGAACCTGCAAAGGTCGCCACCGAAGTAGCGGGACAGGTTCCCGCTACAGAACCAGCACCAGCGGAACCACCACCTCCGGTATCAGCCGAAGACCTCCAAAAGGAACTCGCGCCGAAACCGGAAACTCCACCTCCTGCGGAAGACCCACAAGTAACTTCCGATAGGAATACGAGAGCAGCCAAGTTTAATCTCCAAATCACTACCAACCTTAAATCGGTAGAAAAGGCGGTAGCAGAAGGAAAAACACTTGATGAAGCTCTCGAAGGAGTTCCACAACACTTGCAAGGAAAAATTCGCAAGGTTGCCGAGGGTGAACCGATTGACGAGAAGAAGCAAACTGATCCAGCTGCAATCGCAGCAGAAGTAGCAGGTCAGACGATAGCGTTGAATGACGCAAATCGAACGCTTCTCGCAGCCATTGAAAGTAATGGTCTCAACATAGCGACCGCGGATGCGAAAGCCTCACGCGACTCCCTAATAGCTGATTTCCACAGATTACTTCAAGGCAACAGTCCGGCAGAATCCGCCAAATATGCAATGTTGAACGCTGGAATAGTCAACAAGGCTAGCGAAGCAGCAGCATATCAAAGCGGAGTCAACGATGCCAATAAAGGTGTTCCTCCTCCTGGTCAGCCAGGAACTTCCCCGGCAGGAACTCCGCCACCAGGTCAAGAGCCTTCGGAAGAAGACATCAAAACGATGGACTTCGATAAACTCAGAGGTATTGACCAGGTAGCAACCAAAAAGGCAGCCGCAGCAGCACCGTTAATTGTTCCAAACTCAGGTCAGGGCAATCCAAACGTGGTGTAACGGTAGGGGAGGCACGCTAATAGCACGCGTAACCCCCCTCTAATCATGACCAATACACTTACTGGCGGTTATCAGACTAAAATGTCGTTGACCGTCCAAAGATACTTGGAAAAGGTTGCAGTTTTTCGCAAACTCGCCTCTTTCCGTGAGGAATCAGTCCTTACAAAGGGTGTTTCAGTAAATCGCCCTTACCGCTCTGGATTTACTCTCGAAGATTATGTAGCCAACACTGATGTCACAGCTAGTGACACTTCTTTGACGGCTTCTACTCTCACCGTGGATAACTCCAAAGCTGTCAGAATCAACATTGACCCAGTGGAAGATGTCCAGTTGATGACAAATCCTGACTCTCTCCGTGCTCTCTACGGTCCGCGTATGGCTTACGTCCTCTCAGATACTCTCGACCGAGATTATTTCGACGAAGTAGACAACGCTGGGCTTGGGCTTGACGAGTCAGACTTCCTGTCTGGTTCTTCCGCTCTTGATCCGATTGACCTCGATACCGTCCCGGCTGAGGAAGTGTGGCTTGATGCTTACGCTGAACTCGGTGGAAATAACATCGGTGCTGGTGGAAAGTTCGCGGTAATCGACCACAAAATGGCTTCACGAATCGCCCTGCGAGAAATCAACGGTGGATTCAACACAGCCGACAACGTATTCAAAAACGGATACACAGGTCAAAACAAGTTCGGATTTGATATCTATATCTCGGAAAATCTTCCATGCTCTCAGGCTTTCACTTTGGTGAATGCAACTGAGGACAATACTTTCGTTATTAAAAACGTCACTTGGACGGCTAAGGATGCTCTCGGTGCAACTGCTGGCAATGTTTATACGGATTCTGCTACGCTCGACACTTGGGGAACTAACTTAGCGAAAGCAATCAATGGTGACACTCCTTCGACTTTCTATGTCGCAGTTGACGCCAAGAAACGAGACCGCCTTCGAACTCAAGGATTCTCGGCTTCTTACGGAACCGGCACGGATATTCTCACGATTACATCTTACGGTCGCTTTAAGGTTACTTACACGGCCGCTTCTCTCACAGCCGCAGAACAAACAATCAAAGCGATGTGTGGACAATACGGAGCTGTTGATATGGTTGTCCAAATGAACCCTCATATGCAGTACAACAAAGCACCTGCAAACTTGGGTTCGATTTTGCTTGGACACGAACTTTGGGGAACTAAGACCTTCGAGGACGGTGCTGAGCGATTGCTCAAGCTGTTAATTCGAGGCTAACAGAGGATGGTTAAAGCACGCACCTTAATTTTATTTACAATAACCCCCCCTACAAATGCCCAATAAAGGACCCGGACTCGTCGGCAAAATTGTCCTCCGCAAAGGTGGTGGTATTTTCGATGTTGATGGCAACGCTCTCTTCTCGTTTGATGAAGGCTTGACAATCATTGATCTTACCGTTACCGGAGATACAGTTCTTGGTGACGCTGTTACTGACACAACAACTATTACAGGTGCGACATCTATCAAATCCACAAGTGCTTTAGCTCTTGCTGTAGGCACAAATGGTGTAACTACTCCAGCATTTCAAGTCGACGCAGCTACGGCTACCGCTGTAACTGGTGTCAAGGTAAAAAGTGCTGCTGCTGCTGGCGGAGTCGCTGTTTCCGTTATTTCTAGCGGAACAAACGAAAATTTAACAATCGACGCAAAAGGTTCTGGAACGGTTACCATTAACGGTACTGCTACTGGAATCGTAGCTCTCCCGGCTGGATCAACAATCGGTGGTTCTGCTGTCTCTGCTCTTACGACAATCACATCAGCTTCTGCCAACGCTCTAACTGCTGGTAGGCAGGGCGCGACAAACCCAGCCTTCAATGTGGACGCTTCTGCTGCCACTTCGGTTACTGGCTTAAACGTTGTCTCTGAAGCTGCAGCTAGTGGTGTAGCTGTTTCTGCTATCTCATCTGGTGCTAACGAAAACCTCACTATTGATGCTAAAGGAAGTGGAACAGCAACAATCAATGGAACTGCTACTGGCAATGTTGTCCTCGGTGCTGCTGCAACTGGTGTCTCCCTAGCTGTAACTGCTGGTTTAACTTCTTCTGGCGCAACTGGTGCTGGTGTAGGTTATGCTACTGGTGCAGGTAGTGCTGTCACTCAGATTACAAATCGTTCAACTGGCGTAACAATCAATACCCTCGCTGGTACAATCCAAACAGATGTAACATCTCTAGCTGCTGGAGCAAGTGCAGAATTTACTGTCACGAACTCAACAGTAGCTATCGGTGATGTTATTGTTGTTTCACAGCAATCAGGTTCAGACCTTATTGCAGGTGTAGCAGGAACTACTGTTATCAATGTTGTAACTGTTGCTGCTGGTTCATTTGAACTCTCAGTAATCAATGCTTCAACGACTACTGCTGAAACTGGTGCAATCATCATCAACTTCGCTGTAATCAAAAGTGTAGCTGCTTAAATTTTTTCCTCTGGGGCTTGCGAGCCTCAGGGAAAGGATTTACAATAGGGGTAATTAACCCCAAATCTTATGAAAATATTTGTCAACAAATCGTGCGCCGGAGTGCTGGACGAGAATCAGAAACCTCTTTCTTACGCAGAAGTTGCGAGTAAAGTTTGTCTTCAGCAACCACCGCTAAATCAGCAAGGACAACCAGATGGTTTCACGCCTGACGAAATGACAAAGCGGATTAAGATTCAAGGAATTATCGACAAAGGTGGGAAAACGATTGAGTTAGAAGATGCTGATGTAGCTAAACTTTTGGAGTGCATCAATGCTACAAAATGGACAAGACTTGACAAAGACATTTTGCAATTCGTGGAAGATATGAAAGCTGATTTGACTAAAACGGATAAAATCCCTGCTGAAAAATAATTTATTAATTTTAACCCCCCTATAAAATGCCTAAAATCCAAAACATGAGCGGTTTAATCTCAATCGTCTCAGCTAAACGAGCTGCCGAAATGGTAGCGGCTAAAGAAGCTGTCTTGCTCGACGAGCCAGACATGGACGAAGATACTCCTCTCGATACTCGAAGGAATATCAAACTCAAGAAAGTGAGTAAATTAACTCGCGGAGAGTTGAACGCTCAAGCCGAGGCAGATCAAAGCGAAGTAGGTCTCAAAGGTGCGAAGAAACCAGCCAAGAAAAAAGTCGCTAACCTCGAAGAGTCCAAGAAAAAGGCTGCCGAGGCTACGGTGACAGAAGACGACGAATCTGCCACACCTGAGGAAGCGATGGCGAAAGTCGAAGCGGAAGCAAAAAAATAGCACGCCAATTTGGTTAAAGCACGCTGTTCTTTAACCTCATCGACATGTTACAACAAGCAATACCTGCGGGGGCAGAAAACGTAACCGTAACAGATACGGCTACTAGTCTCCTCGCTCTCATACGTACTGCCGCAAGCATTACGAGTTTTGAGTTTGACCCTGTAGTCAACTACGTTGTCTTACAGGTCAGTTCGGCGAGCGCAAGCGGTGTCCGCTATGCGTTGTCTTCTACTCCTACTGCATCAGCAGGAATAGAGATTACGGCTGGCAACTCTGTTTCAATTCCAGCGAGACCGGAAGATATTCTTTTGATTCGAACTGGTGCCAGTGATGCAACTGTTTCGGTTGAAGTTTTCAAAAGACAAGCAGGGTCTAAAGAATCTTAGTTTTTTACTTAAAATTTTATTATGAAAAAACTTTACATTTTTCTTCTCGCTTTATTGATGCTGGTTATTCCTGCTAGTGCTCTTGTGCCGACAAATTACACTCCGACCAACCAACAGTGGAATCTACTTAGCGGTATGCTAAAAACGCAGTACGGAATCAGTATCGGAGAAATAGCGGCACCATCCACTCCAGCGAGTGGTTTTGGTTCAATTTATTTCAAAGCTGACGGAAAACTATACTATAAAAATGACGCTGGGACGGAAGTAGAGGTAGGTTCTGGGTCTGGCGATGTGGTCGGTCCATCAAGTGCAACTGATGAAAACATCGCTGTTTTCGATTCCACAACAGGAAAATTGATAAAAGACGGAGGAAGCAAAATAAGTGATTTAGCCTTAGCAGATGACCTTTGGCTATTTCCGCCAATAGACGACTGGTATGACCCAACTGCTGGATTGCCAGTTACGCCGACAGTTGGTGACAGATACATATCCGAAGCAACTGCTAATGGTTGGACAGAAAATTATATTTACGAGTGGGATGGTAGTAATTGGGTAGAATATCCACCAGAAGAAGGTTGGATGATATGGGATTTACTTGGTCTTATTTACTATGTTTTCTTTTCAGGTGGGTGGATGGAAGTAGGTTCAGATTCTTTCCTCACTCTCGATCAGACAGCTTCTCAAACCATTGTCAACGGTCAGCCAATTTGGGACACTCTCACTGCTTCTGAATTAGTGTCGATGGACGCTAATAAAAAACTACAATCTTTAGCAGTAGCGACTTATCCCTCTCTGACGGAACTCTCTTATGTAAAAGGATTGAGTTCGGCGGTTCAGACACAAATAGGAAATAAGCAAGCAACGATTTCGTTTGGGACAGGCGTGGAAACTGCTTTAGGAGTGAATATTGGAAGCGCGGGTGCGCCAGTAGTATTTGATGGGGCTTTGGGGACTCCGAGCGGAGGAACTGCGACAAACATTACAGGATTACCTCTCACTGGTCTTGTGGACGATACCAGTACGGCTCTTGGAGTAGGAACGCTCGAACTCGGACACGCAAGCGACACGACTTTGGCTCGCTCTGCTGCTGGGGTTTTGGCAGTCGAGGGCGTAGTTATTCCTTCAATTTCCTCGACGAATGCTTTCACCAATAAAACATTCGACGCGAATGGAACTGGCAACGCGCTTTCGAATGTAGGTGTAGCTGATTTGGCTGATGGGACTGATGGTGAGTTGATTACTTATGACACGGACGGCAAAGCTACGACGATTGCGAATGGTGCTGTCGGGTATGTGTTAACTGGAACTGGTGAAGGTGCAGCTCCGACTTTTCAAGAGGCGGCTGGTGGCGGAGCAATCACAGGTGAAATCCGAATGTGGTCAACAAGCAGCGCACCGACAGACTGGCTAATTGCGAATGGGACTGCTGTCTCGCGAACAACATACTCCGCGCTTTTCGCGGTTATTAGCACGACTTATGGCGTCGGCGACGGGTCGACAACATTTAACTTACCAGATTTTAGAGGAAGAACACCGGTTGGTGTAGGCACAGGCGACGCATCCGATGCATCTGCTCACACACTCGCGGAAAAAGAAGGGGCTGAAACGCATCAACTTTCTGTAGCGGAGCTGGCTACCCATAGTCACGGATTAGTAAATTATCCGACGGTAGATTACGGCGGAACTGGCTCGGCAGGTGGTTCGCCAAGAGTCACGTCTTTAGCGGCTTCGTCAACTTCATCAGAGGGAAGCGGGACAGCTCACAACAATCTTCAACCCTCACTTTCAATAAACTTCATTATCAAAATCTAGAATGAAAAAATCTAAAAAACTCATCGCGGGAATTACTACCGTCGCAGTCGCAATCGCTGGCGCGGCTCTTTTGCCCCAAAAAACTCCTGAAGAGATTTCAATCGAAGCGCAAATCGAACAGCTTCAAATTGAGATGCAAGAGAAAGAGGAACGAGGAGAAGGGCTGACGATTACTTTGCAAAGAATAAACGAACTTAAACTACTTTTGAAATAATCGTGCAAACTATAGAACTTAACTAAAAATTATGCCTACTCCCACTAAACTTGATACCAATTTGGACAATCTCAGCCAAGTCCAAAAAGAAAAGGTCGCTGAAATTGCCAAACTCGATGCCAAAATAGCAGCACTAGAAAAAGACGAAAGGGCTGCGAAGGAAAATAAGAGAATCGCTTTGGAAGAGCAGGAAGGTATCGTCAAAACGAATAAGAAAACCTTGTTGGACATCACAGCCAACGAGGAAACTCTCGAAATCTCGCAGAAAGATAAAGTCGATGCAAATTTGGAGCTCAAAGGTTTAAAGAAAAATCTCGCTGAAAAAACTGTCTCAACTAAAAAAGCGATAACAAAACTTAACGAAGACCAAAGCAGAGAGCAGAAGAAGTTGGACGGCATCATCAAAAAGCAAACGGCTGACGAGGAAGCCTTTGAAGCAAAGATTAAAAAGCAAGCTGAGAAATTAAGATTACTCGTCTCAGACATTGGCTCGGCTGAAATAATCAAAGATGTTCAGTCCTTCATTGATAAAAGCGAAGAGGTCAAGAAAAAAATTGAAATCGGTAAAGGAAAAATAACTGAGGTAAACGCATCAATTTTAGAGAAGAAAAAGGAGCTTGTGGATATTGATGTGGAAGGGAAAAAGGAAGAGAAGGTTAAATTGACTGGTGAAGTGAAAGGTCTAAAAAAAGTCAAAGCAGAGCTGAAAGTAGAGAACGATGAATTGGCAGAAGAGCTGGAAGCAAAGGACAAAGAAATATCGAAAAAAGCTAAAGGTCTCAAAGATTTGGCAGGAGTCAAATTCAATCTTCAGTCTGATCAAGACAAAATAAGTCAAATATTCAAAATTTTGGGTTTAGACCCTGGTAGTATTTTATGATTAAAAAATTAATCTTAACGCTCTTTTCTTTTTTTTTCGCGACAGGTGCGTGTTTTGCTGATATTTATACTCCGACAGATAATCTTTGGACTCAAGCCGGGATTACTTACATCAAGCAAAACTCAGGGTTGAACTTGCTTATTTATGGAGCTAATAAATATCTAAACTTTGGCTCAACTTCTGGCGCAACTGGCTACGGCTTCAGGGACAACTCAGGTTCAATGGAAGTAAAAGATAGCGGAGGCTCTTGGAGTGCTTTTATGACTCCAACCTATATAGGCAATGTAGACATCACAGGAGACCTCGATGTCTCAGGCACTCTCACAGTCGGGACAATAGACGGAGGATTCACAACAGGTAGTGTCATCTTTGAAGGTGCAAGCGGACTGACGGAAGATAACGCTAATTTCTTTTGGGATGATACGAATGACCGTTTGGGCATCGGGACGACGAGTCCATCTTACGATTTAGATGTCGTTGGAACTTCAAGAACAAACAACAATTTATTGGTCGGTGCAACAACTGGCGAAGCTGGATTTATCGGGGCAGGAGATATTTACGCTCTCGATTCAATCAAAGCCAAAGGAGGGTTTTTCGCAGAAGCGCAGGCTTACGGAGCAGGTATAGAAGTTTTGAGCAATGGCAATACAAATATTTATGACAATGTAGGAGATGATGACGCGACTTTAACAGCATCCACTAAAACGATAACTGATTCTAACGCTACATTTGTAGCAGCTACATATGAGGGAGCATTCATGATTGTTTTAAGCTCAACTCCAAGCTACACAGGCGCAGTCGGAGAAATTATAGATGTTTTGGACACAACTCACATGGTAGTAAGTTTTGCCACTTCAAACGGAGACACCATAGTCGATGCAACTGCGATGACTTATGTGGTTTACAACAGACCAGTATTCTTCGCAGGAGATAATGGATATGTGGCAGCCACAATCGGCAACAATACAGACGCACAGTTTGGAATCAAAATTCCAGAAGGTAATGGATTTACAGGAGTATATATTGACGATATTGCAGGAGCAGACCAGCACCAAGCATTAACAATAGATGTAGACTCACAAGGTTATGACGGTATTGTAGGACTTAATGTCTTTATGCAAAATGCTTCTTCTACTAATCCATCAGACGGAGTATTAGAAGCAATGGTAAGCCTTGAAGGTAATGCGAACAATTATCTTAATAGTTCATTGAGATTTTTAGACTTTAACCTTATCGGAACTGGAACAGATAATGATGTTGATATAATGCACATAAATAATTTTCCTTTAACAAGTCATATAATTCATTCAGGTAATCCAAACGATTTAGAAAGAGCTTATTATGATGATGGTGATGGAACAACTATTGATTCAACAACTGCCTTTAATTCGACAGCAACAAATATAACTTTGTTCGAAAACGATAATTCAATTATATATATAGCAGGAGCAACAGACACAGAATTTATAAACATGGCTTTTGATATTTCAACTGAGAGCCAAAGAAATATAAATGCTGAATATTATTATTGTGATGGAGATGATAGTTGGAAAATCTTGCCTAGTGTGGTTGATACAACAAATGGATTTAAACAATCAGGTTCTATAAACTTTATGAATCCAGTTGATAGAGGACAATGTAATGAAGAAATTGACAGTACAGCTTTTGCAGATACAGACGCTAGAAGTTATATAGCCATTAAAAGAAGACGAAGCAATAATTGGGTTGGACAAAAACCTATAGAAAACTTAGTTAGTATTTCAGGTGGTGGTTCTTATCTTTATATGGACAGCTACGGACTGAAACCAGTCCCATCAAGCGGTGCGCCATACGCTTGCTCTGCAACCACAGCAGGAATGCAATATTACGACAGCTCTGATACTCATTTCTACGGCTGCAATGCAACTTCTTGGACACAATTAGACAACTAATGGATCTCAAAACTAAAATCACGACAAGCGTCCTCACCGCAGTGACGGCTCTCGGTGGCACAGTAGCCAGCGTGGAAGTACTCGCAGAGAACGGAGTGGACAATATCATCTCTGACCAAGTCGTCAGCTCACAGAGCGTTAAAAACACCCTCACGGTCTTAAAGTGGGAGAATGGCGACGAATTGAAAAGATTGAAAGAACATCTTAAACCACTCGCTAACAAAATAAGGAAGAACGAGAGGGTAGAAGTCCTCAAACTGGACGAATACTACGCACTTCTCGCCTTCGGAGCTGATGTAAATGTGGTGCTGGAAGGTGGAGGAAACGTAAAAGACCTCGTAAATAATTATTTATTTAATCAACTTTAACCCCCTATTATTATGGATAAAATCATCACACTTCTCGGTCAAAGGAGAATCTGGGTAGGAATCGTCAGCACTTTAGCTTTCTTCCTCCCAAGCATCGGAATAGATATTCCGGTTTTAACTGACTTGCTGACTGCTTTCGGTGGTGCAATCGCTAGTCTCATTGTTGCTGGTCTCGCTCTCTGGTCTTACGCTTTCCCAAAAAAATGAGTGAAACAATCAGACATCACATTTTAAAAATCACCGTTGCGACGGTCTGTATATCATTGTTGTTTGTCTGTGGGGTTACATGGAAAGCTGCAACGGCAAAAGCTATGAGTGATGCAAGAGATGAAACTCAAGATTCAAGAATAACATCACTGGAAACAACATTAAGCGGAATCATAGGAGAAATGAAGCTGATGAACACAAGCCTAATCCAAATCAAAGCAGTCCTCGGAGTTTCAGACATAGACCTTCCTCGTGAAGCCCTTAAACAATAAAAATGCCCCTCAGAATCAAAGTCGGGGCGAAAGCTCCTCACATCCGAGTCGGTGCGAATGCTCCGATAATCAAAATCGGAGTTCCGTCGCAGAAAGTCAGAATTCCTCAACCTACTAAACACATTAAACCTACAAAGTTTTTTATTCCCCCAAATAAACGCAGAAAAAACTTTGCCTAAACATGTTTCCATTCAAAAATTTTATTTATGAGTAATCTTACAATTTCCGAATGCCGTGACCTGCTAGACAGGGACTTGAGCTTTCGCACGTCCACTGGCGACGTGGGCTCCGACTTATTCGATGATTTTATAAATGAGATCGAAGACATCTATTTTGATTTAGATATCCAGGCTAATCCAAAGAAGTATCTCACAGCGACAGCAATCTCAACCGCGCTAAATCCAACTCCTCTGGCTACGGCTTACGATATGGACGTGATGGGTGCTGGGATATTCGAGGCGAACAGCGACGGAACTATCTCGGATGTGCCGACACACAAGACAAATCGAGGCTCAAGCGTTTCAGGCTATTTTATTGACGAGCAAACTGACGAGGATGGAGCGAATGTTGTCTGGACACCACCCTCAATCGCCGCAGCGGTAAAATGGGCTGTATTCGTGCCTTACAGGACGGTCAAAGCTGCTGATGGAACGACTACGACTCTTTTTCCATCAAGAAAAGCAGCGTTCATTAAACGAGCACTTCTCCGCTATTGGTCTTTGTGGAATCGTGGCAAAGACGGAATGCTCGCCGCAGCCGACTCAGAATTCCTAAATCAGTTAAAACACATCATCAGTAATTCCGCTGTTCAGAAGGAAGACGCTTCACTAAATTTAGATTCATTTTAATGTTTCCAACACCCCTCCCAAATGTCGCACCTCCAAAAGAGACAATTCAATCTGCCTCTAATCTTTCTGGTCTCAATCAAAGGGATTTCGCGAAACTGATTAAAAACGCGGTCTTCAAAATGACGAATCACTGGAAGTCTGGAATCGGAGAGCTGAGGAAAGCCCCCGGGTCTGATTTGGAATATGAGGTAACGACCGGGACGGATGCTGGGGATGCTCTTACTTTCTTGAAACCGTGGTTTCCCGGGTATCAGGTGTTTGCTTATGGCACAGTCCTAAAAGTCCGTGATACAATAGCAGGGACAACTATCGACGTAAAAGATGATTTCACAGCTGATGTTACAGACGGTCGAAAATATTCTTCTTATTTTTATGTTGCTGATGGTAATGATGGCGATAATATCGGGTATCTCAAGGCTACCTTAGCTTACGACACGCAGACTGCTAATTACACTGTCGGAAAGATACTCACAGGCGCGACCAGTGCGGCGAGAGCGGTAATAATTGCTGACGCTGATGGAGGAACTACTGGCACACTCACGCTGAGGATTCTCTCTGGTTCTTTTTCGGACGGCGAGGTAATCGCAGATAATAATTCTACCCCAGGCTCGGCGAAAGCTAATGGGACTTTAGCTGTTTCGTGGACTGAGATTGCAGATGCTCCGGCATGCGAGATACTTACGATTATTGGTGGAAATCGTCTCGGGACAGGTAATACTGATACTGATGTCTCCGAGGTGCATATCTCAAGGGTCGATCAACTTTCAGGAGTTCCATTCGCTCTGACCGCCGATTGGACGGTCGCTACTGACCCTGACTCTCCTTTCAAACAAACTTTCCCCGACGGTGGAGAGGTACAGGCTTTTGGAGAACTTGGCTCACAGACTGCGGTACTACTAGACGATGGCAAATTTGGCTTCAGAATCACCCAAGTGGATGTTTCTGGAACCGGACTTGTTCTCGATACTCCGATTGATTTTCAGAATATAGACTTTGGAGCATCTAGCCAAGCTACATCAACCAGCCAAGGCGTAATCTACGTCAACGAATCTGGTGTTTGGATTATGGCGAGCGGAGGACTGACAAAAACTCCATATTCTGCTGTGGATGACAGAATCTCTAGACCTCTCGGAAGAGAGTTTACAAAAGACTACACCTTCGTAGGAGCACGAATCGTGAAAGACGATGACAACGAACTATTATTAATCGCATGTCGGGATAATTCTTCGACCAATAACAAAGTTTTGGTCTATCACCTCGTCAAAGAACTTCGAGGATGGGCTGTTTGGACCAAGAATATCTCTTGTTGGCTAAAGGACGGAAAAGACATCTACTTTGGCAGCGCAAGCGATACTTCTGTCTCAAAGTTCGACTACGACCTCGGGGCTGATAATGACTTAGAAATTTACACCGAACTTGTCTTGGAGTGGAACTCCCCAAGTGAAAGCCTCGTCAGTCCTAAAATGGTCTCAATGGCGGGTAGACTTGGAAGCGAAACACAATTTGACTTTTCGATTGATGTTTTTGATAAAGAGTGGTCGTTTTCCAGTCGGATTGCTCTAAACGGAAATGCAGATACTGAATACTCGTGGACTACCTCGGGAGTCGGGGCAAGACTGCCAGCAGTCGGTAGTGGCGCAATAGGAGCCGCTGCGGTAGGTGGGCGGGGCGTAGGTGATGGAAGTTCTCTTATCCCGTCTCGTGGACAACGGAGGCTCGGAATGAGTGAATATCTACGAGTCAGAGGACGATTGACCTCTTTCGATAAATCTCAAAGTGTAATAAACTTATTCACAATATTCTTCGAAACAGCAGGACAGGCTGAAGCATCTAATTTAACTTAATTATCATGGCTGACAGCACAAGCGTAACCGACTTCAACATTGGACATTTTTTTAATGTTTCAACGGTGACCAATACAGTCTCCGCGACCGCGACTTTTGGAATTAAGATTACAAAAGCTTTTGTTGACAAAGACGGAGCTGTAATTACCGGGAATTTCTTCTTAAACATTCTCGATCCTGATAATAATAAAGTCGAAAGAATCTACGTTCCTGCTTCTGGTGTTTCTACCGACGGTCTGACAATCGGAGTTGAAACGACTGGTGAGGTTACGAGAGGACTAAAACCAACCGGAAATGATGTTGATAATGGCTCTTCGACTTATTCATTTAAATTAAGATCAGGAATGATTGTGGCAGCAACGATGGATCCGATTATTATTACAGAATTTCAAAGAGCTTTGCTGGCTGAGATATCTTGCAAGATCAAGTTCGGAGCAAATCCAACCTTCGACGCTGGAATATCAATCGCGCCAAACACCTACGCAACAGTCGCCGCGCGAAACGCTGACATCCCCTCACCATCTGACTGGCTTTTTGCCGGAGTCGATGATACTGGAATGACCTACTACAACCCAACAACAGTTCAGTGGGAAACTCTCGGCTCTGAAACCCCAACCCCAACCGCAACAAATGTAGTTCAAGGCAAAGTATATAAAGCATCAGTAGCAAATCAAGGAGCGCAAACAGCTGGTGTATATGCCCTAATGGCAGAGAATCTCGTAAAAACAAGTAGCGGAGCAGCAGATGAAAATAAAGTGCCAGTGCTAAACGCAGACGGAGACATAGAAGATGGTTTTATCCCAAGCACAATCGGTATTACAGGTGAAATAAAACTGTGGTCAACCGCATCTGCTCCGACTGGGTGGCTCATCGCAAACGCTGCTGCGGTGTCTCGGACAACTTACGCTGCTCTTTTCGCAGTCGTCGGAACGACATACGGAGTCGGCGACGGCTCGACAACTTTCAACCTGCCTGATTTCAGAGGAAGAACGCCGATTGGGGCTGGGACGGGCGATGCAGCGGATGCGACTGCTCACGCCCTCGCTGATACAGAAGGAACTGAAACTCACCAGCTTACTGAGAACGAAATGCCATCGCATACTCACGATATTACGCTAAAAGGGATTGGTGGTTCTGGCGGTCAATCAATTTATTCATATGTTACAGGAGATGTTGCCATAACTTCTGATTCAAAAGGAGGTGATGCAGCTCACAACAACCTCCAACCATCCCTCACAATCAACTTTATTATCAAGACTTAAACAACTTAATGCTTAATCTATACCAATCACGAATAGGAGAATCATCCCTCACTTCGGTGAGAGAACAGCGGATGATTTTCCTCACGCCGGAGGAGCAGCGAGCCATCAACAGAGGCTCTGCTGGACTCTCAAAAGATGGAGATCAAAAGCTGCTCGGAAGTTTAGGGTTTTTCACAAACAAAACAACCGGAGCGATAAGTGATAGAAGTGGGACGCTTTTAAACAAACCAGCCATTGAATCCGCAGCGGAAATAGTAGAGAGTCCAGTAGCAGTTCAAACCACCGCAACTAGATTAAACGACCTCCAAAACCGAGCCTCAGCCCCCGGTGTCTCACAAGCAGAAAAAGAAAGACTCGAAACCGTCATTCGTGGACTCAACGCAGAAACACCCGAACAGACCGCAAAGACTCAAATGTCCGACGCACAATCTCAAGCAGAAGCAGCCCGAATAAACAGAGCAAAGAGGGAAGAAGACATCCGAACAAAAGAGGGTGAAGCTGGCAGGATGATCGAGAGAGGACAGGGAGCACTCCTACAGGCTAAAGGCGGACGAGAAGGTGTCCAGTCCTCCACAACCGCAGGAATCATCGCAGCATCAAAAACAGGAGGAGAAAAACTACTCTCCCAAGCAATCTCCGCCGATCCTGAAATCAACAGACTAAACGCGATTGAGAGCGGAAACATCGCCAAAGTCAACGCTCTTTCAGAAGCCATAAAAACAACAAGATTTGATCGTGCTGAAGATGTCCTCGCGTTGCAAGATCAATTTGAAGACCTCCAAAAAGAACTAACAGCTAACGCCACAGACAAAGCATTAAAAACAATCACCCAACTAGGCTCATCAGTCGCTCAATTCGATGTGAATGATTTTGTCGATTTCGCAGTCGCTCAAGGACTCGACCCAACAGTCGCCAAAGCAATTCACTCGGACAATGTAGCTCTCGCCCTAGCTCAAAAGAGCAAAGACGAAACAGCAATCCAACAGGCAGAAGCTACTCTCCAAAAAACCCTAGCAGACATTGCTCAGGTCGGAGTAAGCGATACAGATAAAACGGTAGCGGCATTACAGCGACTCCTAAACGCTGGTACGATCACACAGGAACAATTCAGTGCGGCGGTCCAAGAAGAAATAGGGATTGGCGCAGATCCGACAAAGCTCGGATTCACAACTGTTAACGGTAAATTATACTCTACCGATCCAAAAACAGGCAAAGCCACTTTAGCCGCAACTGACGAAAACAATAACCCAATCGCTCCAGCATTCAGTCAGGTAGGGAATGGTCAAATTACTTATAATTACGGATCTGCTAGTTTGAATGCTGGTGATAATCCTTTATTGCAAAATGGTAAATTTGGAACTCCGGGCATAGATATTGATGGAAACACTGGCGATGTTATTCAAGCATTTGTGAGTGGCACGGTTACTTCTGTTGCCAATGATAATGGATATGGGAATCAAGTTATTGTTACAGACGAACAAGGAAATCAGCATATGTACTCTCATCTTCGTGAAATTCCTGAATTTCTCGCAGAAGGTCAAACTGTTACTGACGGAATGGTTCTAGGATATATGGGGAATACTGGATCGGTATTCGGAATTGAAGGTAATCGTCCAGGCGCAGGAGACACAGAAACAGGAAGTCATCTTGATTACCGGATTAAAGGGCAGCCAGTTATGCAGCCAAATGGTCAAAGCTCTGCATGGATTAACCCAAATGTATTTATAGCCAATAAGCCAGTTGACTTTAAAGAAGAATTGATTCCACTTTATAAAAAGTTTGGAACAGAAGGACTAGCCGCAGCTGATTGGACCGCTATCGACAAGATGGGGATTTCACCAGAAGACTTTGCGAAACAAGCTCTTGCCAGCGCAACTACATCCGACGAAGACCAAGCGAGGATAACATTTGCCGAAGACTTGATAGAGAAAGCTCAAGTTCTTAAAAACTTCAAAGCTCTTGCAGCTAAAAAAGACAAATCAACATTTGGTATTCCGGGACTTGGTGGTGAACTCATTGATCCAAGAACTACTGCTGCTCTCGCACCATTTGGTCTTACATTACCGTTTTCAGAATCAAGAAACTTCAAAGTAGCTTTTGATGCTTTCATCTCAAAACTATCTTTAGACAATTTAGTTCAATTAAAATCTCAAGGTGCAACATTCGGAGCTTTGTCTGACAACGAGTTAAGGTTTATTACAAATGCTGCTTCTAAATTAAATATTGGTATGGGAGAAGCTGATTTCCAAGAGGAGTTAAGCAAACTTATTTTAATATTTGAGTCAGCTATTCCAAATTTAGAACGCTCATCACTTGCAACCGGGACAGAAGAAACACCAACAGAATTTGCAGATAATTTTGTTGATAATTATCCAGTATCTAATCCGCAATTCTTTGGGTCTGAACCACAGAAAGAAGAAGCTGCTCCTAAAATTCAACCAACTACATAATGCCAACAATACAACAAATTCTCGACGATGCAAAAGCAAATCCTAATACCCCCCAAGCTACACAGCTTAGAGAAGTGATAGAATCTGGTGCTTTGGATGAAAGAGCCGCTGTAGAAGGTGTGCAACTTCCTGGACGACCGAAGCCAGCGGTTCAAAGAAAACAGATAGAATCTGGCGCAGAAAAGAATATTTTTCAAAAGGCTGCTGCTGGAATTTCTGAATCTTTTAAGTCTGGACAGGAACGATTAGTCAAAGGAGCTGAATTGATAAGTGATGATTCTGGTAAGCCATTTGTACCAGGGAAAGAAGAGATCAACACTGATGTTCTCGGACCGCGCACACTCGAAGGTTTGAGAAAACAGCCTGATTACGCTGATAATTATTACGAAACTGGTGCTGATGCTTTACCTGAATTTGAAGCGTTCGCTGCTGAGAAAGCGTTACCAGCGGGTACACAACCAGGAAGAGCCAAAGATGAAGGTGCTTTGAATAGAAAATTTGTTGGAGCAACAGAGGCTGCTCTTGGTGCAGCTGAGGTAATCTTTTCTCCTCTTATTGGAGCTTTTGGCGCAGCGGTACAAGACATATCTGGTGAAGTCATGAAAAATGTTAAAAACGATCAATTTGAGTGGTATCTTAAAAAAGGAGCGACAGAAGAAGAAGCCGGAGAAGCTGTTGAGTCTGATTTGAAAAACCTAGAAACAAAATTCGAGCCAATAAAAGATTTTATTGAAAAACATCCTGGTCTTGTTAATACAGCAGAAATTGGTCTTTGGTTGTGGACAGGTGGAAAGTCAAAAGCAGTTGCATCATCCGCAGAGAAAAAATTATTGAAGTTAGGAGATGATTTATTGCCACCACCAGGAGGTCCAAGTGGAAGTGGTGCTGTTGCTGATTTTAAACAATTTGTAAAAGAGTTCAGACCAATCACAAAAGCCGAAGCAGTCGTAAAAGAAACTGGCTTTATCCAAATCGGAAAGCAGAAAATCCCTACTTCAAAACCAACCGTGTCAGGTGGGATTCTCCAGAGTATGCACAAACCAATTCCTACTAAGGCACAGGCTTTTGCTGAGTCGTCTGGTAAACCAATGGGTGAATGGCTTGTGGAAAGAGGAATTATTGACACTCCCGAGAACACAGTTAAGAAGCTTTTTGATAGATTTACAAAATCCAAGTCTCAAGCTGATATTGGATTTGAGGCGATTCCTGGCAGATTCCAAGACCCTATTTTGTCTAAAGTTGCAAATGAACTTTTGATCCTAGAAAGAGAGATTGCTAAAAAAGGTGCTGCATCGGCAGATAAGAAATTTATTGAACATCTGGCAAATAGTCTTCAAGAAGGAGGACTTACAATGCCAGAGATAAACTCTCTGAAAAGACTTTATGGTAGAAAAGTAAAAACTGAGTTTGTGAAAGATTCGACAAAAACCAGTACAGAAATTCAAGCTAAAACTAATGTAGATAATAGTTTAAGGAAATGGCAATCAGGAAAAGCAGAAGAATTAGGATTTGATGATCTGGCTGCCATCAACATAGAAACAATGCAGTCTCGGGCAGTAATGGATGCGATAGGTGAAAGATTCTTGCGAAAGCAGAGCAACAACGCGGTTAGTTTAACTGATTGGATTGTTGCATCTGGAGGTGCTGCTAATCCTGCTTTCTTTGGTGCTTTGTTTGGAAAAAAACTTGTAAGTGCGGATGCGTTTCAAGCTCTCTTCGCAAAAGCATTAGCCAAAAAAGCAACGGTCGGTGAACCAGCAATAACTTCTCTCGGTGTTATTGAAAGAAAGGCAAAAATTCAGGAAGGTGCAGCAGCTATTCGCGAAACCAAAAGTGCCACCCAGCCAGTCCTACCCCGAGAAGGAAAAATCCTAGAAAAGCCATCGGATGTAAGTGTAACCAAGCCAAAGTCTTTTAGCAAGGCGGGAGCTGCCGAAGTGCCAACTAGCTCACAAGTAAAAAAAGCAGCACAAACTAAACTTGACGCAAACTTTGATGAGATGGTCGAAGAATCTATCAAGAAAAACGGTAAGATTTCTAGCGCTGACAGTGATAAAAACTTATTCAAAGATGTAGGTTATGATGGCACAAATGCTGAATCAGTACATCAAGTGTCAAAAGAAATAGCGAATGAAACATTCAAGAGAAATCTGAATAGAAATCCAGGGAAATATGGAGTTCTTTATGCTGGCGGTAGCGGATCTGGAAAAACATCTTCGATCACTGCCGTTTTACCGGATAATCTTAAAAATGCTGCTGCGGTTTATGATGGTAATTTGTCGAAGCTTTCTTCTTTTAGCCAAAAAGCATTTGCTACCAAAAAAGCAGGCAAAGATCTTCAAATAGTGTACGTTTATCGAGATCCATTGGATGCTTGGGAAAATGGAGTGATCGCCAGAATGCTTGGGACCAGAGAAACAGGCAGAGTTGTCCCAGGTAACATATTTGTTGGAAATACTCACGGCGCATTTGATGTAGTAAAACAAATCCCAGAATCACAAATGGTTGTTATCGACAATTCGCTTGGAAAAGGAAAAGCTGCTAGAATGGCAGCTGGTAAGTTTGATAAAATTAAAATGCAATCTCCAGAACAGATGAAAAAGGAAATCGATGCAATAACTAATAAATATTATGACCAAGGAAAAATCACCATCGAACAGCGAGACGCTCTCCTTGAATGAGATAAAAGAGATGCTGGCCAAGAATAAAAAACCTGACGGTGGTTTGTCTGCTCAAGCAGCTATTGACGGTTTGAATAAGTCTGTTGCAGAGGGGAACTAATCCCATTCTCCGCTTCGTCGTTTTACGGATCGTGTCGCTATGAAGTTCAAAGAAGCTAAGATTACTTCCGGATCAATACCGTGTTTTTTGGAACGATCCCTAGATCCTTTAGAAATTTTAGGATTGTGGGACAGCAGGTGCGCGATGTTGTTTCTTGTTTTCATTGGTAAAGTTTTTTCATTGCCACGATGGACTCGCCGCAACAGTTTGAAATATAGTAACCGATAAAGTTTTTGTCTGCGAATGGAGAGAAGTAATCGCTTGAGCTTCCGACGAACCAAAGTCCAGTCAGCCCTAGGCTGTTTTTGCTTTCGAGATTTAGTTTTTCAGGATCTTGTTTTGCGAAGTCGCCTTCAACTGGCATCACGCAGTCAACCATTCCGTCGAAACTACTATTCATTTTTATAAACAAGTTGTTGTTTTTGGCTTCTCTTTTGATGAAGCTCTTGATTGTGGCTAGGGTGATTTTTTTAAGCATCTTGGTTGGGGATTAAGAATTAAGCCGTTTGAGTTCTTCGATAACATTTTTCGCAGCGTAGCGACCATTGGAATTTAACATCCGCTGCCATGCTTTGTTGTAGGGAGACCAACGAAAACCGCGAGATTTTAATATTGTCCGAATCTCCTCCGCTGGTTTTCCGTCGAAGATGAATCTGATTCTGTTGTCGTCTTTGTTCTCCGTCAGTTTGTAGCCTTCGCCTTCCACGTCTTCGTTTTCCACAATCTGAGTTTGCTTTTGCAGTTGCTCAATCCGCTTTTTTACGCTCCGAATGTTCGCGCTGTCGCCAAAAAAATAATAGGCGCTGATTCTTTCGGGTGGAAAAGCGTAATAAGTCCGTTTGTTTAGCATTTCGGTAAATACTTTTTTGTCGGGGTTGTCGTCTTCCATTGCCTCGACTTCTTTTAACGCGTTTTCGAGTGTTTTAAATTTCCTCAATTTGCCGTTGTATTTTTTCATATATTCCGCCGTCTTCTCCAGTCCTTCCAGCTTCTCTTTTAATTTCCTGACCGCTTCGGGATCGTCCGAGCTAATCCCAGCCTTGCCGACTCCCTCGGCTTTTGCTTCGTAGTGTTCCGCCTTTTCTCTCTCTTGCACGGATTTACCAATTTTCCCAGTTGCGCGGCTTCTAAAGGCTCTGTCGCCTCGCTCGCTATGATGTCCGACGAGGATCGGCTGCCCGAATGGGATTTGGTCGAGCGCTTTCCAACCTTCACGTGAAAGCCTGTCTGCTCTCGTGGTGAGTGCCGCCGCGGTCTGCTCGTATCGCTCCTTCCGCGCTTGTTGTTTTTCTTCGTAGTGGTTCATATTAGTAAAATTAATTAATAATCCAGGGCTTGAGTCCAGGAGTTTCGGTCAAAGGTCGATAGACTCCCTTTGTTTTGAAGACTAGCGGTCGAGTCAGTTTGTTGAGTTTTGCTGTTAGTTTTGCCTTGATATTGGTGATAGCTTTTTTGAAATCTCGCTCGTGACATTTCCTTATTTCACCATCTATCTTGTTGATCTCGGCAGGATTAATATCCGCCGTGAGCGTGAAGCAATCGTAGAATGTAAGTGTAGTCATTTTGGTGAGGAGTTAAAGTCCGATGAAATTGGCGAAGTTATCTAACACTTTGATCTTTTGCGTTCCGTTTGCCGTTCCGTATTGTTTTGCAATGCCTGTAAATTCTCCCTTCTCTTTTTTGCAGAACTCTAAGAACTTTTTTTCGAGGGGCTGGTATTGGAAGCCCAACATCTTGAACACTTTGTCGGCGGCGGTAGTATTTTTGGTAGTCATTTTTTATTAGTTAAAGAATTAAAAAGAACAGAAGTCAAGTGACTCGTTAAGGGGGAATGAGGGGAAGCACGGTTAAAGTATATCAGATTGCATATGCAAATGCAAGTGTATTCTAATAAAATCAACATTCTGTCAAGACGAATTGCATATACAAAAATGCACTTATGAAATAGAGTCTGGCGCATGAATAAGAAAAATAGAATTTACCGCGAGGAGGATTCTCACTACGACGCTGTAAAACAAGCGGCGGAATCTCTCGGCATGAAGATAAGTTCAGTCACTAGAATTTTGTTGAAAATGTTCGCTGAAAACCCTAAAATGATTCCGTTAGATAATCTTTCCGATAGTAAAAATAACAGCGCAAAGCGCAAGAATGTGAAGCGGAAAAGCAAATGCTAATCCGATTATTACAATCCAAAATAGACATCCAAGCCAATCATTCATACTAAAATTATCTCACGATTTTAAAATAAAGCAAATGCCACCAGTCAGAAATTCCGACGAGTATAATCTAGCGCCGATGTGCCAGCGGAAAGTTTTAGCACTTTTGGAAGAAGCAAAAACTGAATTGCCTAATTTGGTAATTTTTGAAACTCGCCGATCAGTAGAACGACAAGCATATTACTATGGGCTAGGACGCTCAAAATGGGCTATGATGCTTGCGTATCCAACCAAATCAGAATATTGGAACTACGCAGCACCAAACTCTCCAAAGCGCACATGGACGACCTATTCTCTCCACCTCACTGGCAACGCTGTTGATTTTTGTTTCGATTACGGAGACGGATATTCTTGGAATGGAGATTGGCAGAAACTCCGAGAACTTGGGAAAAAACATAAACTGCAATCTCTCTACCCATATGAGAGCGCTCACCTACAGCATAATAAAATTTATGATTTAACTCTCAACCTCATGGAAGATACCGAAAAACTCGCAGGAGAACTTTGGCAAGAAGGGGACAAGATGCAGCTAGAAGGGCAGCGACTAATCGACAAAAGCGTCGAGATAAAAAATCGCGCTCATCAAATTGCCGAATCTGCGCGTAACAGCTAGGCTGTCCAGCCAGAACATCTTCGACCGGATAATTCAGGTTCTTTTCTGGTGGCTTTGTCTTTGTGGAATAGTCGCTTTTTTTTAACTAAAAAAGCCCTGCGCACTCAGCAGAGCTAATTTAGAATTTAACCACTTTCTTGACTACATTGTAACATAAAAGCGAGTTACGTTTTCTAGCCAAATTTTACTGCGATCTCCGCCTGTCCACCTAATCGCGTCTGCGAGAGTCGGGAATCCTCCGTATGATTTCCTCCAGTTCCACTTGAAACTGGCGTAGGATGCGGCTACTGTGTCAAATTTGACGAATTTGCCTCGTTCACGAATTCCAAAACAATTATTGTGAGTAATTCCGACTCCTCGGGTGCAGTCCCCTGTCTCAGCTATTGCTACTGCCCGAGAGAGGCGATCGAGATCGACCGCGCCCGCTCCTCGGCTATTTTCATTTCCTCCTCTCTGAGACTGATAATCGTTTGGTTGACTTTCGCTAATTCGACTTCCGCTTCCGACAGTAAAACTTCCGCCGTGTATTTTTGCGCTAGGTAATTTGACTTCACGATTCTCGCATCCGCTTGCTCCACATGAATATCTTGGAGCCGTAATTCCGCTGTACTGCCATTCGCGAGCAAAGAGGGCAGGAACAAAAAGCAAACAGCATACAAAGCTAATGCCAAAATTACTCCTGCGATTATTTCTTGTTTGCGGTTTTTGAAAATCCGCTTCGACTGGTTTCCGAGATTTTGTGTTGGTGTGTTTTGCATGATTCATGGGGTTAAAAATTAAGTAAAAAAGGTTTATTATCAACTTAATTTTAGCTATGGCGGAATTAGTATTAGTTTTGTTTTTAGCATTATTAGTTTTGGTGTGCTATAATTTTAGCACAGATAGTAAACGATTGCAAGTGTATTTTCTTGACCACAGCAGCACAGCAATTAGAATACACCCAATGAATAAGCGCACGCTAAATCACGCAGCTTGGACACTGAATCACCAGCTCGACGAAATCGGAATTATGATTGCGGTACTTGCCCCGATTATTTTTTCGATTTGTGTTGCGGCTAACCACGCTCTCAAAAATGCCTGAAGTCCCACCTTGCTCTTGCGGATCACGCCGATGGCGAGTGCTCAAAAAAGGCAGAAAATGGAAATGTAAAAAATGTTTCATAATTAGACATGAACGAAAAAAAGTTAAAAAATCTCGTTAGAAAATTCGTAGGCGCACCAGTATTTACCAAGAGGAAAATTAACTTCAACCAACCAATATTTTATAAACGCAAAATCTCATGACACCACAGGACTACATCGATGCAATCCGAGCAGCCGCAATCGCACTGGAGGAAGAAGGAATAATCATGCCCCAAGAGACTAAAGAGCTCAATGCAATCGCAAGGATGGCAGAGGAATCAATGCAAGATGAAGCCCGCGACGACGCTCTGGCGGACATTGAAGGTCGAAATAATCCTATAACGGCATGAAAATCATCTCCAGAAACTTCCCGAAAATGCGCGGCGATGTAAAAGTCGATTATCTTTTTCAGACTTTTGAAAACATCCACGAACTCGCGAAAATGCGCGGCGGTGTAGTCGGAAAGCTCTGCACCTTTTTGAGCGATGTCTATAAAAACGGAATACCGGAAACTCAAACCAAAAGCATCAGCGAACTTCCGCTGCTGATTTGCAAATCAGAAAAGAGACCAGACCAGATAACATCAATCGCCGCCGAAGCAAATGCACGAGGAAACGGAAGGCAGCAGCACGATGTCTTGCAAAGCTATTTTTTAGATAATGACAGATTCACGATCGCCACCGAAACACCAGTTTGGCGTGACGGAGTTCTCGGACACATCGACCTTATTAGAATAGCTGATGATGTAGTTGAGGTTTGGGACTACAAACCAGACGCTCATCGGGAGACAAAGGCAGCCAGCCAAATATTGAGATACAGAAACTTTTTAGCAAAATGCACCGGAATCCCACTGTCGAACATTCAAGCAGGATACTTCGACGAAAAAAACGCATATTTCCTTAAATTTTAAAAAATGAATGACAAAGAAAGTCTCGTAGTCTACGAGCCTAAAGTAATCTCGACAGAAGAAGAAGCCGGGAAGACACTAGCGAATCAATACTTCGCGGAAAACAAAGTCGGAGATTTTACGAAGGTCCCGCGAGAAGTAAAACTAGCCTTGCTCCAAATCACACACCCGCGATTTATAAAAAAGCGAAAAGTCGCCGCAGTCCAGATTCCATACATCGACCACTTCTACGCTGAGAAATGTTTGAACTTTATTTTTAATTTCGAGGTGAGTTGCGAAATAATCTCAAAAGAATTCATCAAACAAGAAAAAGGAACTGAAGCAGAAGTTCAGATGAGATTTACTTTTGGGACCGGAGAAAAAAAAATCACTCGCGATGTGTACTCATCTCATAAAGGATTTCCAAACCCAGCCACTACTCGCGGAGATATTCTAAAGTCGGCAATCTCAAAATCATGGAGCGTAGTAGCGCGGACATTCGGAGTCGGAACGAATCTCGCCGCAATGGAACAGAAAGCTTATGCCAGAGTAGCCAAAAAAGCACCACCTAAACCAGCCGAACCCAAGAAGGCTGTAGAAAAAGCTTGGGACAAAGTTTAACCATGAAAAGATGACTGAAGAAATACAACCACCATCGATTGAATCACCTGATAGTAAAATAATTTGCCCGACTTGCAGAGTTGGCAAAATAGATAAACCCAAGAACAGAGATAATAAGTGGTTTAGAGGACTAGGAGATGAAGATTTATGGAGCGCATACAGCCATGTTTTAAAGCTTAAAGAAGATGGAACTTGGTCAATTCCGATTAGAATATCTTCTTTTTACAGATGTAAGGAAGAAAATTGTGATAATAGAAAATTATTTGGAATAAATCTAGGAGGATATGACGAAAAAGGGTTTTCTCATGGAAGCTTTCCGATGGTGAGTAAAAAATATCTTAGAGAAAATTTCAAATTCATATCAAGAGAAACTGGTGACACCGTAGTTTTAAAAATCTCTGACCAAACCACACTAAATAATCTTTAACAACTTACCTATGTCCAAAATCCCTTCCTCAGATGAGGCAACCAAAGAACTCTCGGAATACGATCCGCAGATAAAGACAATCATCGCTGCCGCTAACGCCCTCAAAGTTACGAATGAGGAAGAAAGCCAACACGCAGCGAAATTCCTCGGCGACCTCAAATCCGAAACTGACCGACTCGAATCAAAACGAAAAGAACTAACCGTCGGACTCAACGCTACGCTAAAAGTAATCAACAACGGAGCAAAAGTAAGATCAGAACCACTCAAGCAAGCAGATAAAATCGTAAAAGCGAAACTCGGAACTTACCTAGACGAGCAAGCAAGGATAGCCGAAGAAGCCGCAGCTAAGGTTCGCGACGAACAGGAAGCAGCCGAAAAGAAAGCGATGGCAAAAGCAGCCGCGGCGAAGAAGGCAGGAGACGATGAAGCCGCCAAAAAAGCGACAGAGGAAGCAGAGGAGATAAAAAATGTGGAGCCAGAGGTAGAAGCTGCTCCAACATCAGTGCGAACCGATGCGGGGCTTGTAAGTAGCAAAAAAGTTTGGACTTTCGAAATCGAGGACGAAACCAAAGTCCCGGACTCATTCAAAATCGTGGACGAAAAAGCGGTCCGCAAATCAATCGCAGACGGAGAGAGAGAGATACCTGGAATCAAAATTTTCCAAAAAACTCAAATCGCCACTCGATCATAATACTTAAACCAAGTAAAAAGCGAATCGAAGAAATTAAAAAATCAATCTAACCCCTTTATTATGATTACAAAAACCTTCAAAGTCGGAGATCAAGTAAGAATAAACTGGGAAAAGTCGAATTATGAATATTCTGAAAATTATAAATATACCGGGACAGTATTTAATATTTATAATGAAGACTATTATGAAGTCAAAGGGTTTCTTCGTGATGATCCAGAATATAGCTTAAGTTTTACATCAAAATACCTAGAACTTATTAAACCATCTAACTCCAAAACTACGAAATCGAAAAGCTCAAAACCCACAATCGAAGTAATCCAAGACAAGGTAATTAAATTTTCAGACAGTGCAACAAAGTATTATAAGGATGAAATTGAATTAGCGTTTTCTGTAGTAAAAAATCCTCAAGCAATAACTAGATGTAAGCTTACTCCTATGCAAGCTCTCGGACTAGCCAAGAAAATCCGTCGAGAAGTAGCACGTCATAAAAAACTCAAATTCTAATGAGACTCCCTACACGAGAACATTACGCCCAACCGCTCGTAAAGCTCAAGCAAATCAGAAATTTCTACGCCATGGAACGAGCCAAGAAATTAAATGAGCTTGATGTATTCGGACTTACCAAGCAAGTAATTATGGGAATGGGCATGGAAGCCGAAGCGATAATTACGGAACTAAAATTCAATCAAGATTATGCACGAAAAAAGACTTAGAAAACTTTTAACCAATTTCGATATGACCCCATCTCAACTCACAATGCTCTGGCTCATCAATCAATCTCCTTGCCGTCCGTCTGACCTAACAAAAGAGGTTGTCGGCACAAAGTCGAATGTCTCCCAAAGGCTAAACGCAATGGAGAGCGAGGGACTGATAACCAGAGGAAAGTTCACCTCAGACGGTCGCGAAACTACCGTAAAAATCACGCCAAAAGGGAAAGAGCTTTTGAAAAAATCAAAGGTGGAACTTTCACGATTTGAACTCTCTGCAAATTTAACTTTGTACAATAAACTAACCGAGGCTGTTAAAAGGCTTTAAAATGAATAAATTCGAAATATTAATCTACGGAATGTGTATCGGTGCTGTGGTAACTATCGCGCTGATGTGGTCAGGTTACATTTACTTCAAATGAGTGACGACAAAAAAAGAACGCTGAGACAAAATCGTGCTTTGCACCTCTACTTTACGATGGTTGCCGACGAGTTGAATGACGCTGGTCTCGACATGAAGAAAGTTTTGAATCCTGGAATCGACATACCCTGGAACGGTGCGTCGGTAAAACATTTTCTTTGGCGGGCTATTCAGAGAGTTCAAATCCAAAAAAAATCCACTACCGAGCTCACGACTAAAGAAATTGACATTGTTTTCGACACACTCAACCGTCACCTCGGCGAGAAGCTTGGCATCCACACTCCGTTTCCTTCAATCGAGGAAATCATGATTCAAATGCAAATTAAAAAATGACATACACTCCCGGCGAGTCAAGATGAAATACTTTATTAAGGTTTAAAATTTGGTTAAAATATCCATACTTAACTTTACTTACCTTGCCAGCTCCAACAAAAGAACAAATCATGGATGCGCTTCAAAGCGTGTTTTTTAATGATTTGGAGTTTCTTGAGGAGGTAAATAATTTCACATACATGCGCAAAGCCCAATTAAGGAAGCGCAAACTTAACTAAAAAGAAAGTGCCACGACCACGCAAAAATAATGCCGAATATTTCTCTCACGATAAAGACATGAGAAATGATGAGAGGATGCTCGCCGTACGCAATAAGTTCCAGCATGTCGGTTATTCAATATGGAATATGATTCTTGAAAAACTAACAAATGCTGAAAATTTTGAGTTGAAATATGATAATAAAAGTTTGGAATTATGGTCAGGAGATTTCCAGTCGGTACTCGGTGCCGAGATCAAAGAAATCGTCGAATATTTTATTGATCTTGAGTTGCTTATTGAAGAAGACGGCATGATTTTTTCTCCAGAATTAAAAAAGAGATTACAACCTGTTTTAGATAAACGAGAAAGAGCACGCCGTGATGCTGAAGACCAGAAACGCGATGATGATGGTCAATTCGCTACCGATAACCCCGATGATTCCGATGTTCCTGTGGCAGAAACACCACAAAGTAAAGTAAAACAAAGTAAAACAAATAATATTAAACCTACCACCTCCCCCGAAGCGGAGGAGTTGACAGTTTTTCTTTTTCAGAAAATACACGAAGTAAATCCCGCGTTCCGTTTCGATGAATCGGTGATGAAACGAAAGATTGCTACATCCGCCGGCGACATCGACAAAATGCTGCGGATTGACAAGCGCACACGAGATCAAATCATGGTCGTGATTGATTATGTTTTTGGAGGTGAGATTAACGGAAGAACATTCCCGGGAGATACTTTTTGGCAAACAAATATCGAAAGCGGACTTAAATTAAGAAAGCATTTCGTGCGATTAGTTGGTAAAATAGGGGTAGATGTGAAAAAAGAGGAGGAATCTAAAGGATTATCAATTAGGCAATAAACTACAATTTAATTTATTATTATGTTTAAAACATCAGACACACCGACCAAGTTTATGAACCAACTCACAACAAATCTCGTAACTCACCGACTCACAGTAGAAATGGGAGGAGGAGAGAAGAAGAACTTTTTACTGAGCAAAGCTGAGGCTAGACAAATTCAAGCAGGGCTGAATAATAAAGCACTGCAATTTTTAGATATTGGAGATGAGTCATTTCCAAAATACGGATGCAGACTTGCAAAACTTTCAGAACTTGAATTGAAAAAAATGGCGGAAACTTTCGTGGACTACTGCCACGAGCATGTCCACGCTGCTGAGGTGGTGGAAGGAAAAACGCGGACTATTTTCATCCGCAAAAGGATGAGGCAATTCAGCGACAGCCGCGAGGAGATTTTGGATGATGAGCGCGGGTATTATTTGGATGGTGAATTTATTAAAATCAAATGAAAACACTTACAACAATCCCGACAGAGCACCAAGAGGCTGTCTGCCTCGTAGAGTGGCTAGAAATCAACCAGAAGCTCGGAAACATCGTTTTGTTCTCACATATACCATCCGAGACATTCACGCGCTCTTGGGGCGTTAAAATGAGAAATAAGGCGGAAGGGGTGCGGAAGGGCGTTCCAGATTACGTTATCATCACTGGTGGACATGTGATATTCGTCGAACTCAAGAGAAAAAAGCGTTCAGTTGTCTCGCCAGAACAGAAACAATGGATTGAAGAAATTAATAAATGTTCAGAGGTTGAAGCGGCAATTTGTAAAGGTGCCTCGGATGCAATTGAATTTATTAGCGAATTTTTCCCTGTAAAAAAACTTTAAATATGCTTTGTCGAACCCAAAAAGAAGCGTTCTCGGCGGTTGCCGATAGAGACGACCTCGGAGGAGAGCGTTGGAAGTGCGCCGACTGTCCGAAAGTGCTGACAACACTACGCGCACACAATTTTGCTCACGTATTGCCGAAAGGGAAATACCCAGAACTAAAGTGCGAAACTTCAAATATTTTAGTAAAATGCTATCGCTGTCATTCTAACAACGATCACAATCTCGATGTACAAGATTCAGATTGGCTAGACTCATGAAATGCAAAAAATGTCAGATCGAATTCTCACAGCTAACTCTCCAAGAAGGAAATTGGTTCTGTAAAAGCTGCCGGGACGTCTCGGCTCCAGAGAACAGGGTGAAAATTATTAAAAAATCACGGAGAGCCAATTTAATATAACTTTATCCTATGCCCATCACCACCCGACATCTCGATTGGTCAGATAAAAAACATGATTTTGACGACATGGAAGGAGGAGAAAAAAACACCATCTCCATGAAAGAAGCCAGAGAGGAAATGGTCAAGAGGATAGATATGCTTCTACACACCCAAGAGGGCAGGGAGAAGATTGGGAAAGTGCTTGGATGTAAGATTGAAAGTTAAAATATGGCGGTGCGGCGTGGATGACCGACACGCATTGCGCTAATAACGCGAAGGTGGAGAATGTTGCCACCAACGGCACAAGGACGCTTGTGTGAGAGATAGCAGGTGTGAATCCTGCCACCGCCACCTAAAAAAACACTATGAATAAAGGATTAGGAATTTACGGACAACTGAGTGGTAAGAAACTCAAATTAGATGAAGTCCCTGACGGATTCAACAAAGAAATGTACGAAGTATTTATCGAAGCTCGTGAAGCAGATATAAAAATTCTAAAAAAAGCAATTAAGCTCGCCAAGCAGAAAAAGCGATTAATTAAATAACCCCTTTTATTACCAGACAACACAGATGAATTTACCAGATTGTATATTCTGCGGAAAGGAAATTGAGATGGGAGAAATATTCCTAGCTCACATTAAAAAAGATATGGAATCAATTACTCACTTTCAATGCCGTCCGTGTGGGAGAGAAAATGAAGACAATAGACTAGATAAGAACGGAGGTAAATGGATACTTGTAAAATTAACACTTGATGGAATAGTAAATCTTTAATCCATGACAACTGACCTCCTCCGTGACGAAAAATAAAGAAACACTACTACCATGAATAAACTTAAAAAAGGCGACACGGTAAAAACATTCTTCGGTGATGCCAAGGTGCTAGAAATCAAAGGGGAAATATGTAAAGTATGGAATCGTGCAAAAGGTGTTCAGAATCTGTTAATTACTTCTTTAAAAAATGAATAAAGAAATTTGCATCACGAGAGAAATCTTCAAAATAATTTCGATTGTTCTAATTACTTTCATCATAACCACAATCGCAATCGGGTGGACTGAATATAATTTCTTAAGAAGACATTTTTATTACCACCAAATCCAACTGACAACGCAATATTGTGTTAATTAATTCATTAAAAAAATGAACAAAATAATACATGGTGACGCTCTCGAAAAACTCAGCGAACTGCCGGATAACTCGGTGGATTCAATCGTAACAGATTTGACTTTCATAAGTAGAGGGTGTAATATTTTAGTATGAATGATAAAATATCTGATTTACAGGTTGGAATTGCGGGAGAACACTTAGTTTGTGCTGACTTAATTACAATGGGTCATAGAGCATTTTTATCAGACCAGGGATTACCATATGATATTGTCGCAGAAATAGACGACAAGCTATACAGAATACAGGTGAAGACAACAAGTAAATTTAGAGCTATACCACAAAGAAAAAAATACACTCCTGCATATTTATTTTGGATTAAAAGATGTGGTAAGGGTGGGAAAAAAACGTATACAGAAAAAGATTTTGACTTCATGGCGTTGGTAGCATTGGACAAAAAAATTGTTGGTTATATTGAAAGAGACCAAGCTAAATCAACCATGCACATTAACGAACAAAAATTAAAAGCATTAACGTTTGAAAAATTATGGAAATAAACAAGATTTACCACGGAGATTGTTTGGAAGTGATGAGAACTTTTCCAGATAACTGCATTGATGCATTGTGTTGCGATCCACCTTACGGAATTTCGTTTATGGGAAAGAAGTGGGATTACGATGTGCCGAAAGTTGAGTTGTGGCAAGAAGTTTTGAGGGTTTTAAAGCCGGGTGGACACGCTCTTGTTGCTTGCGGAACTCGAACACAACATCGAATGGCAGTCAATTTGGAAGATGCTGGATTTGAGATAAGAGATATAGTGGCTTGGATATATGGGAGTGGATTCCCGAAAAGTTTGAATATCGGAAAGGCGGTTGATAAGTTACAAGGGAATGAGAGAGAGGACTTAGGAATAAGCGATGCCACAAGACCAAATCACCAAAAAGGGAATGCTGGAATGCAAAGGTTACTAAATAACAACAACCCTCATTCTGAAATAAGACTAACCAAAGGCTCATCTCCTTACGAAGGCTGGGGAACAGCTCTAAAACCAGCTATGGAATTATGGACTCTCTGCCGCAAACCTCTCGAAGAAAAAACGGTGGCTCAGAATGTTTTGAAATATGGAACAGGTGGGATAAATATTGATGGGTGTCGGGTAGAGGGAACTGATGAAATACCAACATTTACACGAGATTTAACAAATGCTCATGGAAATAATTTTGGTGCTGGAACAAAAATACCAACTAAATCAAATGGAGTAACTGGACAAGGCAGATTCCCAGCAAACCTAATCCACGACGGAAGTGATGAAGTGGTAGAGGGGTTTCCAGAAAACACACAAAGATTTTTTTACACAGCCAAGGCTTCAAAGAGCGAAAGGAATAAAGGATTGGAGGGGTTTGAGGAGAAGGAGAAATATAAACTTGATAACTCTGGTAATTCGCACGAAATACATTCTAAAAACAACAAGCGAGTTAACCCTAAAACTGGAGTATTGGAAGAAAGAAAACCAACTGACGGAAAGAGCAAAAATTCTCACCCAACGGTAAAACCAGTAGCTCTAATGCGATACCTCTGCCGACTCATCACTCCAAAAGGTGGAACAATTCTCGACCCATTTGTCGGAAGTGGTACGACTGGAATCGGGGCGAAGTTAGAGGGATTTGATTTTATCGGAATTGAAAGAGAGGAAGAATATTGTAAAATTGCAGAGGCGAGAATCAATGCACTAGAACCAAGACTTTTATAATTCTATTTTATGCCCCACACAATAGAAGAAAGACCAGCTAGAATAAATCATTAAACCCATTTATTATGGATACATTAACAGGAGAAATATATTACGATGCAAAAGAGATTTTAGAAGCCATAAAAAACGGCGACATAAAAAACCCGAATGTAGTTGCTGCTATTCCTGATGGAGTAGTAAGAGAGCTGGAATGTATGAATCAAAATGAGCGTGTTAAATGGTGGGAGAAAAACAATAAGAAGGCAATTATATCTGGGTGGATTTCTATATGCTGTAAAGCTAAAGTAATTAAATGGTTGACTGGGTTTGAATGTACTAAATGTCACAAGAAAGACGTGAAAGTTCTATCTTCCTAACCCCACCAACTAAACTCACTAAACTATGCCCCACACAATAGAAGAAAGACCGCCTAGAATAAAATATTAAAAAAATGAAAACACTAGATGAAATCACGAATTGGAAAGACATGATTGGTAATGTTATGAATACTGATTGCTTGGAGGCGATGAAGTTGATCCCAGACAATTCGATTGATTTAGTTCTGACTTCTCCACCTTATGATAATTTGAGAGATTACGAGGGATATTCTTTTAATTTTAAAGAAACTGCTAAACAAATTGAACGAGTATTAAAACATGGAGGTGTGTGTGTTTGGGTTGTTGGAGACGCTGTTGTAAATAATTCAGAAAGTGGAACAAGTTTTAAGCAAGCACTTTATTTTAAAGAAATTGGATTAAATTTACACGACACAATGATTTATGAAAAAAATGGTTCACCATACCCAGAAAAAAATAGATATTATCAATGTTTTGAGTATATGTTTGTTTTTTCAAAAGGAAAACCAAAAACAGTTAATCTAATATCAGATAGGAAAAATAAATGGTCTGGGAGTTGGGGGAACAGAAGCGTAAGAAATAAAGCAGGAGAATTAAAAGCAGGAGAAAAAATCGAGTGTAATGAATTTGGAGTTAGATTTAATATTTGGAGAATAAATAATGGTTTTGGTTTTAGCTCAAAAGATAAAATTTCACATCAACATCCAGCAATATTCCCAGATAAACTAGCGCAGGACCACATCAAAAGCTGGAGTAACGAAAGAGACTTAATTCTCGACCCATTTCTCGGAAGCGGAACTACCGCCAGAGCTTGCAAAGATTTAAGCAGGCGTTTTATCGGAGTTGAAATTTCAGAAAAATACTGCGAGATAGCAGAAGAAAGATTATCTCAAGAAGTTTTATTTTAACCATGACCAACACCCTCCCCTCGTTTATGAATAAAGAATTTACCTTCATCCAGTTCGCAAGAGAGAGTATGAGGTTTTGGAAGATTCTAGGATTCCAAGTTTTCAACCCTGTCGCAATAATTAAATCTTACAGAATATATAAATCTAAATTATGAAAAAAGAATATACAACATTCCGCTACATCAGAGGCACAAGATACGATATTGCTTTGACAAAACGAGTCGAAGGAATGCCGGGATTTGCACCAGAATATCGAGAAACTGATGTTTGTAAAATTTGTGTGAAGTATTTAGGTAGTGAACCCCCGTTTGTTCAGTTTTTTGGTGAACCACCAAATTTAGAGATTGATGAAGTCAAAGAAATATTAACGCTTCTGAAAAGAGGATTTGTTAAAACAGACTTTAAATTATTATGAACATAAAAAACATCTTCTCGAAGCCAGAACAAAAAATACACATAGAAGACATCGCTGGGAATACACTGAGGACTAAATACCGCCCCACCCTAATCAAAGCCCTCCAGAATAACTTTGGATGTAATACTGAGTGCGAAGGATACTGTATGAAGGCTAAACAGATAGAAACTTGGGACGAGGAAGGTGTGAGGAGGGTGCGGAAATTATGCGAACTCGTTGTTAAAATTGATAATAAATAAGATGCAATTCATTAAAAGAATAATCTTCGCCTTAATCTGCTCAACAATAAGCCTAACTTTCGCGTGGCTAGTTTACGAGATTGGAGAAACAGATTTTCCCATTTGGCTAACTCTCTGGCTAGGGATTGTATGCTTAGTTATCTGCGTACTGTCTGGCTGGATATCATTCTTTGCTTTCACTGATGATTTTGAAGAATGGTTAAATGAATTCTCTTAAAATTGATAATAAATTAATCCCCAAAATATGAATAAACTACTATCGAACTGCTGCCAAAAACCAGTAAGAACTGCTTGGAGCCAAGACTTTGGAGACGAACCAAAAGGGAAAAAACCTCCAGCAGGTGCTACCTGTTTTATGATTTGCGATGGTTGTAACAAAGTGTGCGACACTCACGAGGATTCTGACATACATTACGAAAACTTAAATCATGTTAAACTATAATAAATGAATGAAGCACGCACAGAAACCCGAGCAGAAAAACGTCGCCAAAGGAGAGCCTACGGTTTCGGCGGGGAAAAGGCGATCAAGAAAGGCAAGTACCGCCAGAGAAACGCTGTAGATGGTCAGGTGAATTGGTGCATGACACTTTGGGGACGATACGCTGCCGGCAAGAAACTCGACGAACTAAACCTTGATGAGTTTTTTGAAACAAACAAAGCAGAATTTGCTCCTGAAGTGGCAATCGAGCTGAAAGGAAGAATCGGAGTTTTGATTGAAAATCAGAGGATTATGGACGAGCAAGCGTCCGCTAAACCAATCAAGCAATGAATTTAGATTTTAGATTTAAAAAGAACGAAAAAACAGAATATTGTGATATGTGGATGGTAAAAGTTCCAGGACATAAAAAATGGTTTGGAACTACAATGTGCCATCACAATTCAACAGAAGCAGCAAAGCAATTCCTGACTAAAATAGTAAAAACATTTATGGGCAAACAAGCGGCGGAGAAACCAATTAAGCAATAGTTCATTAACCCCTTTATTTATGTCTGACGACACAACAGCTACTCCAGCTGCGACAGGAGAACCAAAAAAACAAGTCGACCCTTCAGAACTCCAACCGCAGGACGCAATCTCGGAAAAAATCTTTGAACTCAGAGATGAAATCAAAGTATCAGCAGACAGCACAAAAGTGTTCGCTGATAAATTAAAAGACGGTACTTATCTTGTTGGTCAAGATTCAGACAACGGAGAGATGATCGCCAACTCAATTCTTGCTTTCCGCCACCTCGAAGATGCAGCAATGCGACTCGGGAAAGTCATGCAAGCAAAAAATGGTGGAGTTTCTATTCTGTCGAAATAATCACTTTCGGGACTAGCCGAAAGTGATAAAAAGTGTCCAAATCGTGGGCAAGGGGTGAGTGAGCTACAAACTCGCAAGCCCCACCCACAAAAATTATGAACACCCTCCAAGACCTAAAGACCGCAATAGATAAAATCGCCAAGGAAATCGCGCCTGATTTCGAATTCGAATACATCCTCGAAGAGAAAATGGTCAAAGCCGTTGTGAAAATAAAAGTCTGTGGTGAAGATGTAAAAGCCAGAAGTAAATTTTACCTCGAAGAATTGCGAGATTATTACAAACAAACCGAATTTATCCAACAAAATATCTCAATAATGGTGGACTACCTCCGAGATGAAAAAGAGTTGACAGGTCCGCAGCGTGGAGACGTAAAAGCAAAAGTAGAAGAGATTGGAAGAGAATATAATCTAAGGTCAGAAGAAAAAGCAATGCTCAGAAAAGAACTCGTACACTCTGCAGCAAGATTAAATCAGGATAAAAAGTTGGATAGTTTAATGACGAAATGAATAAACCAATTAAGATTCCCGAATGGAAGAAAAACTTTAGAGAGCTAACAAAGCGTTCTCAATATATTGAGTACTCGAGGATTGAAGAATTTATCGGAAAAGAGATTGAGAAGGCAAAGGTTAAAGGTAGGAATGATGTCTGGTGTGTTAAGCTGTGGATGAAATTAAAAAAGTTTTTTAAGACTTGATTTCCTAATTGCATCGGTTATAATAAAAGCATG